ATAGGACAGTTGTCGCCATACATTTCTACGCATGGAACCTGTACAACTACTTGCTTCATATTGGGATCACCCTTTACGCCATTGAACGGCAACTTGATGATCTGTCGTTCTACCCAGAAAAATGTGTTATTGTTATCTGCATCTGGAAGAAAACGAATAGTGGCAGTAGTGCCTTCTTCCATATTCCAGTGTGGATAAATTGCGTTATCTGATTGGGTACGCTGACCCTGACCTGACTTCTTACTTTCTTGTGCCGCGATACGGGCACGGATATCTGCTAGACTTGCCATTATATAATCTCCTATGTTGTAAATGCCTAAGTTGAGCCTAAATGTGTTTTATGTTGAGTTGTCTAGGAGACAACTAACACATACTAAGATTATACAATAATCTCAACATGTGTCAATATACTTATCCCTGTATTGGGAGAATAAAATTATTATATTTTGCGTTTTTAGAAAGTGATTGACCCGGAACCGGTCCATTGATAAATTCTATACCCACCACTTACTGTAACTGTAGGGCTACCTGTAGTTGATGCTGCTGCTGTATACGAATCTGGATATCGAATAATTACTATTCCGGAACCACCAGCACCGCCTGCATAATTTGCACCAAATCCAGTATGACCTGATCCGCCACCGCCACCGCCAAGATTTGCGGTTCCGTCAATTGCAAGAGGATCATTTTGACGACCACCCGCACCACCACCCCCATCTCCACCATTATTAACCGCTCCAGGATTTCCTTGGCCACCGCCACCACCGCCTGCATAAGTTACAGACACACCAGTAATAGATGAAACTGAACCATCTCCTCCATATGAAGTGCCGTCCGTGCCTCCAGCTTCACCCGCACCTCCACCGGCTCCATTACCTCCTGCAGGGCTCCAACTACTGCCGCTGTTTCCTTGAGCAGGTGAAGTTGATGGTGTATTTCCTGCACCACCAGTACCCAAATAAGCAGCACCTCCACCAGAACCACCAGCTTTACCGTTATTACTTACTCCACCGCCACCACCACCGCCTGCGCTAGTGATTGTTGAAAAAACTGAGTCCGACCCGTTTATTCCATCGCCAGCTGCTGTTCCACTACCGCCGCCCCCAACAGTAACCGTATATGGTGTACTTGTAGTTACAACAAATCCAGCGCCTGTGCGATATCCACCCGCCCCACCACCGCCTGCGGCTCCTAAACTAGAATTACCGCCACCACCACCACCACCACCAGCAACGACAAGATATTCTACACTTGTGGGTGCAGAAGCAGTTCCGGATTGTATTGAAATGCCGCCACCAACTACAGAAACACCTGAAAAAACTGGCATGCTATTATCTCAACGCTAATTTTGTAATGCGATCTAATTCGCTTTCGCCAACTAATTTACCAATATTATTATTCTTTACTTTTTCAGTTGGACCTAATGTGTTTACACGCTTTTCATTAGCATCTAAATTTTCATCGACTTCTTCAGCATCGTCCCAGCGTTTATCATCTGCGTCTTTGTGTTCGTGTTCTGGTGCGTCTGCTGGACCTTCTTCAATTCTATTAAATTTCTTTCTAATTTTCTTTAATAAATCTAATTTAGTTTCTTCTACACCAGCCTCTTCTAAATCAAATGCCTTTAGATTTGATTTTTCTGTATCTTGATTATGCTTAAGTGTTTCTGCGCCGGGAGCCTCATCTAACATTTCTTCTGCCGGCTCTGCTAATGTCTTTGTAGTTTCATCTTCTACTTCAGTGATACTTTCTGCCCATTCTGCTAATTCGTTGACTTCATTCATCTCTGTAATATTCTTTTGTAATCTCTTTAGAATTGGCATGACACTCTCAATGCGTGGATCAAGTGTTTCTTGTACAAACAATTCATTCAATGATGTTGTATCATCTGTTTCTTCATTCAATACAGGAGTATAACTTTCAAAATAATTACTATATCCACGACGTGTAGTCATGCGTGTTAATGTTTCACGCAAATTGCTGTAATGTGTCAAACCTTCGTTTACTAACTTTTGTGCTGATTCATTAAACTGTGAATTTTTTGTTGCACGGACAAAGCCAGCCATTTTTGTATATTCTTCTACCAAACTGTTAATATGATGTCCGCGCTCATCGTATGGTGTACCACCTTCTGCAATATGGCGTGCATAGACTCTTGCTAGACCTGGGCGATTAGTTGGCAATAAGAAACGCTCACCATTAGTATTTTCAACAAATATCTTAGCAACATTACGAAAACGCTGCTCGCCTTCTTCAATTGGGCGTGTATGTTGTAATATAATTTTTACTTGCGGTACATTATCGCTGTAACTTGCTTTCTTACCTAATGGATAATATCCTTCGCCTAGTGTTTCTTTCTTTTTCATAGTAGCCCTCTTTTTCATATCACTCTTTAAGTGATCAGTATTTTTTGGTGTCCAATTTCTAAATGCCATTATCCAACTTTTCATAAACTTTAAAAAGTCATTAAATCCAGGTGCGCCTTTAACTTTGTCATTGATGTACATAGTAAGGCTAGAATCATCTATAGAAGCCCAAACCGGACCATAATTTTCATCATCTACTTTATATTCAAATCGTATAACATCAGCATTTTCAATATCTATGCTGTTGTCACCTTTATGATCCAATGATACAGGTGAAAAACCTCTACCCTCTAGTTCATCAAAAAGTTCAAGATTTAAGTTGGAAGTCTGCTTTTGTGCCATAATATAGTATTTAGTCCATTGTTCCTTAACTTAGTACAGCAAAGAAGGGCAAGGGTTGTATGATTTCTTCATGGTCACGCATTTGATTTTCTAGGTCATAGTGGAAATCCGTCAATTGTTGTAACATTCTAACTACCAATAATGTAGCCATTACCAAATCGTCGGTTTCTCCTATTTTAGCACTATAACTACCGCCCAATGCTACAAAAGTCTTAAGTTCGCTTATTAATGAACGGCTATGCAATTTCATCTTTTTACTTTCTAATAGTGTTTTAAACTTTGCACAAGCGGTTAATTTAACTTTATGAGAGGTATTAAATCCTTTGCGCTTTTTACCACTCTCGCTGAAGAATATACCTTGAATATTGCTTTCTCCAAATTCTGCTAGTGATATCAATGCTGCTTCACCAATACTATTGTTTTCTAAACTATAGTATAAGTTATTGGGCTCCCCAGTGCATTCTACAATATACTTGTTGATATCTGCCAGTAGTTTAATTTGTTGCGGAATCTCTGTCTTATTATGCTTCCATTCCCCTATTTGCGTGGTAGTATTTGCCTCAAATATCTGTATAGCCGCAGGATCACTACCGGTACCTAAACTAGGATCAAGCCCAACAACATAGATATTACCCTTAGTTGGTTTCTGATACCAACGTACTTGTCCCATGCGATCTATAGGTTCATTACCTTCTAACATAATTAGTGTGTTCGGATTGATTAGTGTTTCGTCAGCAATGATAAATTCGCAACCGATTTCACGATTGAAGCGATCAAGTCCTAACTGATTCTTCATTTCTTCAGCCCACTTGTCATCACGACCGGGCTGCTCATTCCAGTAAGCACGATATGCTTTGAATCCGTTCTTACCTACATCAGTCTTGTTACCAAACTCATCTTCTGTTTTGTTTGCACCTTTCCATATCAATGCGAACTGATCTTCGTCACTATTTGGAGTTGATGTAATGATAGCCTTACCACCAGTTGCTAGAGTAGGTGTAATAGATGTCCAGAACTGTTCAGCGATTGTTGGTCTTACGAATGCGAATTCGTCAAGATATAACAATGTGATAGACATACCACGACCAGTATTTTCAGTTGTCGTGGCTGATACGATACGGCTACCATTATCAAAGAATAAACTACCCTTGTTGTAAGTCGCTACACCTGCTTTAATATGCATAGGACAATTTTCATAAGCATAGCGAATGCGTTGCATGATTTCTTGTGCACCTGCGTATTTGTGCGCTGCGATAAGAATAGTGCTATCAGGTACAAACATCGCATACCATAATAGATAACCAGCAGCACTAGTAGTCTTACCTGATTGTCGAGGCATAAGTGCGATACTATAACGATAATTGTGATAGGTATCGATTAGACGTTCTTGATACTTATAAGGATGATACAACATGCTACCTCTAGTAGGATGCTGTATATAGAAAAAGTTATCCATAAAGTATAGATAACCTGTTTCTGGATCACAACACTTAACAAAGTCATCAAGTTCTTTTTGATCCTTGAAAACTGTTTTTATGTATGGTTGTTTAATTAATGTATCGGCACTAGCCATACATCTATTTACGCAACAAAGCCAGGCTTGTAAACTGTTTTTCCACCTTCTGTGACTGCTGTAAGTTTCTGTTTGCGATTTGCGCCTTCAGCATAACTTGCATGTACCCAACCACTATTTGGACCTTCTTTAGGATCATAGAATTCTAAGATGATTTGGTCGTACTCACAATTCTCACTGACCCATCTTGCGAGTTCTGGGTTTGGGAGTCCGTCGATTTCAAAGTCGACGGCTTGGCCATTACAGTGTTGAGACTTACTAGAACCACCAACAGCACTATTAAGGGCAGGGCCACGATAGCCACTGTTAATCCTAACAGGCTTATTAAAGTGCTTACGGACAGGTTCAAGAATTTTCTCACATACTTTTTTGAGGTTGGCTGCGTGTGCTGGTCCTGGGGTGTTATCAATGCGTTTTCTAATTGCTGTTTCACTTTT